TTATAAATGACGATACATTTGAGAAGACATATCTAAAAATTGGCCTACAAGCTCGTTATGTTCTCCTATAAAATCAAAGAGCTGATCCTCACTCAGTACACCGCATTTGAGATTATTTTCTGTTTGTTCTGATAGTCTAAACCAGTCTTCGCTACCATAAAATTCTCTTAATTTCACGTAATCTTCATAGTGCTTTTGAAAATCATCTATAGCTTCTACTAATGCATTGATTCTAGGTTTGAAGCTATCATACTTCTCTTCCATTTCTTCTATTTTTAATCTATCATTTAGATTCATAATAAAATCTCCTTAGTTATATAAGATTCGACGAGATAAGTTATCATTCTCAAGTATTTGTAACGTTAACTCTACTATATCCTTTTTACAAAGTAAAAAATTACTCATTACAAACTGACAGTGTTGATTTTTATTCTAATGTTAGTTTAAAATCTTTTTGGTTCATTAAATATAATGACTCACTAAAAAGTATATAGCAAAAAAAGCCTATAAAATAGGCTTTTAAAGTATGTAATGTAATAATTAAAGCATTTTGTTGTATTGCATTTTTGAGACTTCCTTAAGGTTGCTTTACAAGCCTTTATAGCTTTAAATCAACATCTTAAGCTTTTTTTGTCAACATTAGTTGACATTAAAATTTCCTTCAAAGTAAGCAAAAAGTAAGCAAAAATTTAATTTACAACTCTGTCAATCAATGAGTTCAGTAGGCAAGAAAAAAGGCACCCAATTGAGTGCTATTTTTTATACATAAAAAGGTAGGAAACTTTCAGGCGACTTACATATAGCAAGCTTACATTATATATTAATCCGAGAATTAATATTTTTGCGACACTAAAAGAATTACTACCTTACCTTTATAATGATTATAAAGTATTAAACAAAAACTGTCAATTAATTTTATTTACAAATATCTAAATCATTTTTGTATTTAGGAAAGTAATCATTAGTTCTAATGTTACAAATAGACAGTAATTTTCTATTTTTTTTATCAATATTGTCTAGGGCATATCCTTTACAAATTCTAAATACAGTATTAACAAAAATATCTGAAATTTGTATTAAGTCCTTAGTTTGTGAATCTTTATATTTCACAATTACATCTTGGGTATGGTTATTCTTTATGCAAAGTTCAATTTTTAAATACTCTTCTAAACTATTAAGTGATTCAACAGATTGATTTCTTTCATCAATCAACATATATAGACTGTCGTGCTGAATTTCGGACTCATTAAAAATCTTTTTTAGTGTAAGTCCAATAAAGTAGTTAAATGATATAGAAGGTGATTTTTTTAAGCTTTGATGAAGATTATGATTATCAATTATTTTATAATGAAAAACAATATCTGTTCTATCTCTTAAACGTTCAAAGATAAGTTTTTTCATCCCATAAGGCATTTCGGAACCTTTGATTTCATCTTTTATACTGAAGCCACAGTCTGGATTCGATTTTATATAATCTTTTTTTGCTTTTCTAAATTCACGTATAGCCTTGTTATGATTGTTGCATTCAACTAAACAAATTATAAAAAATCTTAGATGAGGATGTTTACTTTCTGTTATTGTCCCCGATTCATCTACATAAAGTTTCATTAAGTTATCCTTACTATATCTCTTTCGATATTATATCAGTTTATTAAGAAGTTTTCCATATCATTATCTAGACTATTATCTAGATTTTAGGGTATTATATTAGAACGTTATTTCATTTTGCGATTTCTGAAAAAGAAACAACTTTTCGCTGAGTATGCTGTTTTTGATACAATAAATCTAAATAAGGGCTTAAATAATCAAATTTTAGTTTTCCATCAATTTGACCACTAGCGATTAATTGTTTAGCTGTTACTTCAAAATCATCCCAATTAAAACCTTCAGGACGACAATCGTCTTTTTCAAATGATAAAATCATCTTTGCAATTTCTTCGTTATACATAATATAACCTCCTTTTCTAAATACATTATTTCATATTTAGAAAGGGTATTTTTACGGTTTTGCATTTTTGGAGAAGAAAAAAGCAGATAAATGCTCTCCTATGGATCATCAGTTCTCTGCTTCATATCATATTGACCTTTATTTCGGAAATAAGTTACGCTTTTCAATCTCTTTAGATAGTTCTTTAGCGAACTTCTCAGATAGCAAAGCTTCGCTCATCGGCTGATAAAGCAACTCTTCATCACTCATTGCACTAAAGTCAGGGATTGGATAGAATTCATCCCATTCTTTTTGTATTTTGTTCAAAAATCAGAAAAATCCATCGCTTACTCTTTCCTTATATCACATATTTTGCCACTAATTATATCATAACAAACAACCATCCCTGTATTTTTTCGCAAACTCAAGCAAAGCTCTTTTCTTAGTCTCGTAGTACCAACTTTCAGAGCGATTAAGTTTCGTCATAATCTCTTGATTAGATAACTTTTCACTAATCAAGTAACACTCAATCAGTATTTGTCTGTAGTCTATCTTAGACAGTTGGTTAATGGCATACTTAATTGCACCTAGTTCCTCTAGGGCGCATTCTCGGCTTATTTCAAGGTGCGTTCTGCGCGTGGAATGGTATTCTATATCAAACTGGTAAAGCTCGTTATAGGTCAAATCAAGGCTATTAGCGATACGTTGCCATCTCTGGAACTCCTTAAGTTTACGCATGGCGTTCTTCTTGCTCATCTAACACCTCTAAAGCGTCCCTATGTAGTTTGAAAACAGTATTCCTTGAACAACCTACTTTGTCTGGTATCTCGTCCCATGATAAGTCATCCACATATCTAGCCTTAATAACAGCTATCTGCTTCTCATCTTGTAGGGAGGTAATCATGGCTAGCCTCTTGTCACGTTCTTTTGCCAAACATAAGAGTTGCTGTGCAGTACCTTTTTCAATGCCATTTAGTAACTCAGGATTACGAAAAGCATTCATCAGCTTGATGTCCTTGTCTCGTTGTTCCTCAAATAAGGTCATTAAAGCAAAAAGTGGCTTCAATTCTTTTAATTGTTCTTTAGCGCCCATGATTAACTCCTTTTTGGTATAATTTAGTTAAGCTTAAATTTAACTAAGGAGACGTTCTGTGTGAGCGTCTTTTTGTGTTTCTCGTTTCGTAAACTAGATATTTTTTGTAGTACTTCGCTTTTGGCTTCTAAAATCGTTTCTAAGCGCTTTTTAAAGTTGGTAATATAAAAATATCAACTTGTCAGATAGAAGCTCTAAAACCATGCTTTATTTTAGTCTGATAAAGTCATTCTTTGTAGTAGGGTACTTAGCTTAAATTAGATATAAAATCCTTTAGAATCAAGCTTTTAACTTTTATCAAAAATTTCAAAAAGGGAATTTTTTGCACGGAAAAGGGCGCGTTCTCAAAAACACGAACGATATAGCCCCGTTAAAAAAAGAGTGGGGGTATTTCCGTATTATAACCAGTGACTATCTCCCTTATCCATATAATAATGAAATCTCCTCCAGTGATATAAGTATTTTGCCAATCTCATGTATTTTGGACGCTTAGGAAAGTCCTCACGACTATAATAATCATGTTTATGTCTTGCTTTTGGATCTACTTTCAAACACTCTTTAAAGGCTAATTGCCAATAGTATTGACAATCTGTCTTGCTTCGGTTGAGTGTCGCTTGATGAACTTTCTGACAAGAACCACAGGCAAAGATATTGTAAATTTTAAACAGTTTCCGACAACGTCTCTCACATTTAGGACACAAGAAGAAGTAGCGTTTACCACCATAAGTTCCTGGTATCGTTTCAAGTAATAAGTTTTGATGGTTATAATGAATAACCAGATTATCTAGGTCTATGCGAATAGGTTGGTTATCCATTGTTCCTGTAATCTTTGTCTTGTCATATTTCTTCATCGGTTTAATAATACTCTCAATGGATAATTCTTTCATACTTTCTCCTAAAGGTCCAAACAACCCAAAACTATTTAATAAATGACAAAAAGAGGGAAATCCCTCTTTGTTACCGTGCGCTACTTAGATAATGACATAATTATGTAACCCTTGGTACTCGCGTTCGGTATCCAGTTCTTTTACTAAATTTATTACATTATCATCCATAAGTTCAATAGTCCCTTGTGCGGTTTCACTATCCATTCGAATAGACTTATCGCTCAATAGTCTATCAGCGTAATCTAACAACTCTAATTCATAAGCAATGATATCCCTAATTAATATAGTTTTATCAATATCCTCTAGTTGTGTAGTACGCTTAGCAATGTATTCATTTGTAAATAACTGATTATCATTACACATTTTCACTTCCTTGATTAATTCGTTTTCTTGATCCATGTCATCAAGTTCTTCATCCGTCATATCCGCAGGTTGGTTGTAATAGTCCTTGAAACTGTCACAGATACGCTTGAAGACCTTGCTTAACTTTCTATCTTCAGCATATTTTAAGACTAACTGATTAGCATGACCACCTTGGTCATCATTGTGATAAGTTGCGTCAATCACTGGTTGCTCATAAGTACCAGTCATGTAACCTAAGATAGCATGACAAGCTACTTGTGCAGTGTCAAAGTCTCTAAAAGTATAACGGAATGTAAATGTTTTAGGTGTATCTGAAAATGTTCTCATAGTGTTATTTCTCCTTTGTGATTGCTATAATTTCTGATAAATTGATGGTGCCAGAAGGAGTCTTTACCCAGTTAGGTTGTCGGCCAGATAGGAGAATCTCAACCAATTCATCATAAAGGGTGCGGTCTCCTTGTACGGTGATGGTGTTACCACCTCGTGTGTAGTTTTAGTTTCATACTAGTTACCTGTACAAGACCAATAAAGAAGTTGTAGTACTCATATCCTCATAATTGCCATAAGTTGCTTCTGAAAATTTGATATCTATTACAGATACTGATAGAGTAAAGAGATTGACCCGATATTCAAAATCATCTAGTGATTCATTGTGTTTTTGATAAAATAGTTTGATTTTCATTTTTTAGCTCCTTTTTTTCAATTTGTTACCTTCTTTAGTGATTTTGTTACCTTCTAGGTAACATAGCTCCGCCTTACTGCCACAAGGGCTTAGCCACTTTGTTACCATGTTGACCTTCTTTCTAACTCCTTACCCTTATATATATAAATACTGCTTTTTTTCCTATATAGAGAGTTAAAAAGAAGGTAACAAGGTCAACATAACAGCTATAAAGCTATGTATATCAAGGGTCTAGATGCGTTACCTTCTTTCTAAACAAGGTAACAAGAAGGTCAACAAATTTTGTAAAATCCTAGTAACTGCAAGGGTTTAGATCATCAAAAGAAGGTCAACATTATTCTTTTTTTGTTATAGCGTGATTTACTCTCCCCAGTTTCGGTCTCTCAAACTCCAAAGGGTCTAACTTGTCAAGATCTTCAACCTTTACACGCGCTTTTTTGAGTTGGTACTTATTTTGTGTTAGCTGTTGTAAGTGCCTGATTGTCTCCTTACCAGCACCGTAAACGTTTGGCTTAGGTATTCCCATATCTTCAGCATAATGCTTCAAGGATCTTGTAGCGATAAAAACGGGGACTACGTCCAGCTCGTGCCAACCTCTTTCCATGTACTCATGTTTTACCCAAGATAACAAGTAATCATTATCTTCCTGGTATTCCTCTAACAGGCCTTTGACTGCCTGCGGTTCGATAAAATGAGTAAACGACTCCTGGTTGATAGCTTTATAAAGGGCATACTCTAGCACCTTTTTTTGCCTAAAAAATCATTTTTGATCCAGGGCTTTTCTTTCTCACCGTTAAAGTCAGCATTAAATGGGACAATCATAATACGCCTATACCAGCCCTTTGTCTTATTTCCACCGTTGGGAATATAGTTTCCTGAAAAGATATTAAAGAGTTTGAAGGTCGCTTCAAAAGCTGGGCGCCCCTTTGGATTGACTAGCACGGTGTCCCCGCTGGTAATACTCATTAGGTCAGACGGATTTTTTAAGTATTCATTAGGTGCCTCGTCTCCAATATTGCAAACTTTACCTACTAGCGTTTCCAGGTTATGCTTTTCAGCAAACTGGACGGGCTTCAATGCTGATACGTTACTTTCTCCTATCAGATTGATAAGGAACCGCTGAAACGTCCCTTTTCCGTTGTTACCGTCCCCGTAAAAGATAGCAAACTTATTCCGTGTATGGTTTGGATTGATAGCCTCCAGGATAATCTGCCAAAACAAGGTTACTAGCTCACTATCATTGCAAGCGATTGAGTTTAACCAATCGTCAAATGTCTTCCCTTCCCTATCGGTTGGGACCCGCTTAGGCGCGTGGTAAGCTGTACTGATTTTACTTGTAATCACATATTTAGGACTGAAAGGAAGTAGCTCCTTAGTCCTTAAGTCAATAATGCCATTCTGTACAGGGATAAAGTAGGCGCTCTCCAACGGTTTCTTTATCCTTGTCAATGTCCTAACCATTAGCTTAATCTGGGGCCATTCCCTAGGCTTAATCCTCACGTCAAAAGTCTTACAAAATCGGTTAAATAGGTCATTACTAGCCGTATATATGCCCTCATCTAAATCATAGATATAGAGTAGGCTATAATCAGGTACGTTGCTTTTACTGATAAAAGTAAAGGTGATAATTTCGCTTAGCATTTTGGCAACTGTGAAAACCTGGGGCATGGCCACCTTTTCGGTAACGTCCCCTGTACTTTCATTTATTTTGGTTTCCGTGTGTTCTTCCCGCCATTGTTCACCAGCTTGAAAGATACGGTTTTCTAGCTCTCTCATGGTCTTGGGCGGTTGCTCATTCTCACGCGCCTCTAAGATTTCACTTTCCAGGCTTTTCAATTCTTCCTTTTCTATGATTCTATCCTCTCTTTCTAAATTCTGCTCTTGCTATACTTTCAAAAGTCCTATCTAGCTCCCTCTCTGGTAAGGGGTTAGCTGTCACACTGTTAGCGATCTTTGTTAATTCGTAAGCTGTTTCTATATCACAATCCACCCATTTATTAAATAGCAAGCCAACAAACTTAGTTAAGGCCACGTTGCGCCCGCCTTCGTCTCCAAAACCCTTAAACAAGGTATCTATTACCCTCATCGTGATAGACCGCTGACTTCTAGAGCGTGGCGTGTAAGTAGTAACAACTTGTTGGTTTGGCGTGCTACCATTTTTAGGAACAGGATAATCAAGACCACGGTTCGCATAGCGCTGATAATCTTCTGGGACGCCTGTTGTGACGGGTAAGCCTTGTAATTGCGACCAGGTAAGACTAGCTAAATCAAAAGGCAGTCCAATCTTATCAGCTATGTCCTTAACTACCTGCTTATAAATTTCCTCGTTCATCACGTCACTAGGCTTCACAACAAGACGATAACGGGGCTTCTTGGGTGTGTGTTTAATCGTTGGATAGATAATATAACTGTACTCCCAAAGTGTCTCAGAAACGATTTTAGGTAGGTTTACGCCTGTTTCTATTTCATCATAGTCAAGAAAAATCAAATCACGGTAAACCAAACTAGCATTATTACGCTTATAGCTACCGTTTTTCTCTGCTGTGACTTTGCCACTCAGGCAGTAGGGAGCTTGTGTTCGCTTATATTCTTCAATATCGATGCCTTCAGGAGGTTTCAAAGGTTTAAAATGAGCAATATAGTCAAATGGTTCTAACTGTCCTTTGTAGGGGTAGAGATAAGAACTAAAACCTCTTGTTTCATAAATAGCCATTTACGTATCCACCCCCAAAAAAATAAGAATATCACTGACTTTATAGTAATGCTTCCTCGTATCTTCTAGTGGTGGTTGGTATCGTCTTAGACCGTTATCTTCCCAACGCTTTAATGTCTTGGCCTTTATGCCTAGTTCATCTTTAATTTGCTGGGCTGTTATCAACCCTAATAGTCTGGGCTGGGTTTGCTCACGTACTTCCAGGTAATTTCCTACCAGCTCCAGTACCCCCTGAGTTAAATCCTGTTCACTCTCTTTACTTAAACTAAACATTCATATCAGCCTCCTTCAGTAACTTCTTATAACTCTCTAGATCCGCATTCATTAATACAGACAAACGTTCTTGTTCTTTTTGTACTTGGTTATAAAAGGCTTTGGCACCCTCTAGTAATTCTTCCTTATTAGCTGGGATGAAGTAGCCACGATTAAACCCATGTCTTATAGCGACAATAGGGACGTTATAGCGAGTGATTAAGCTACTAATGATACTTTGGATTGAACGTTCTTCAAGTTTCAGTATTAAGCTAATCTCTGCCCCTGTGATAGGATTGTCTGCTCCAACCTTGATCAGATTAAGGACACGTCTATAATTCTCTGGTAGTGTCATTTCGTGTCCTCCTTATCATTTGGAAACAGGATTTGGTTATCAATAACACCAAGCACTTGATTTTTAAGACTATCTTTTAACTCGTTCAATGCTTGTATAACTATATTTAGCCCTTTTTTATATTCCATCTCTATTGGCATTGATTCCAAAAATTTAACAACGGCATCAGCTTTGTTATAGTCACGTTGTGTAGTATTGATAAATATTTTTTTCGTGAATAACGGAAAATCGTCCCACTCTGCTTCAATATCTTCATCTAGCATTTTGATATTTTTGTCTAAAACCCTATCACTCAACCAGTTTGTAGGATGTTTTTCGCTATCTTCTAGCAATTTTTTAAAATATTCTTCCGTTGTCATGCAGTTCCTCCCTAATTGTAATAATGGTTCTGTGATTGAATATAAGCCCCATAGTTTGCGTTCTGAGGTGGTTTAGGTGCTTGGGTATCTTCTGGTAAATCAATGTCTATTAAAGACTTAGAACGGCTAAGGAGAAGCCCTAAGAGACCTAAAACAATGAATAAAATAAGTGTCTGTGTTGGTGTAAAGTTAAGTTCTTGAATTGCCATATTTTATAATTAATCCTTTTATGTCTTCTATTGTCATGTTGGGAAGGTTAGCTTTATCCTCATCAGTCATACGCTCTAAAATGTAGTCAGCGATTTCATTTAATTCTTCAATACTCCTCATGCGGATACCTCACTTAAATAAGTTTCTAATTCCCCTGTGTCTTTCTCTGAACAAGGTAAACCGTTAACGGCTCTAAAGACAATCTCTGTGGTTTGTTTATAACCTAAAGCGCCCCATGCTTCTTCAAAAGTAGTGGCACTTTTCCTGAATGTAGTCGTATACTCTGCCATTACATTAGCAATAATCACCCGAGCAATATGTTGGTTATATAGTCTAGTGAAATAGGCTTCAGCTTTATCTTTGCTGAGTTGGCGATTTTTGAACATTTCTAGCTGTTCAGGAGTGTATCTATCTTTTGAAAAAGGATTTGTTTCTACTCTATATTTCATTATGTCTTACCTCATTTTTTGCCTACATTTGCCAACCATTCGCCATTATTAGCTCTATCTATCAAGATATATGAAATGTTATCCGCAAAATTTGAATTGATACTCTTGGCCAGAGCTGATAAGACGTCTTTTAGGTCTTGACCAACCAATCCTAAACTATTGTTAAGTAATTGTGTGGTTCTAACTGATGTCATTTTATTCTCCTTATTGATTCTTGTTTTCTGTATAATATTCTTATTGATTGCTTGTTTCTTATACTAGATTCCTGCTAGTTTTAAAGGATAGTAGTCAAAATATCCTAGATATGGTATAATCTAGCTATCAAATCTTTTACTAAAACCCCTTTAATAATAGCTTGCCTGCTTTATTATTTGAGTTTAGTTATACTAGTCAAAGGCTTGGAAGTTTGGTCGCTGTCAAAGCCTTTTTTGTTGTTCTCACGCGCCTTGTAGCGTGTTTTTTAATGCCATTGTCTTAATATCTTGATAGGTAAAATTAAGATTGATAAGAGCGATTGCCATATCTTCTAAAGCGGTGTACTGTGCTAGCTCAATTGAGTTTAAGCAGTCAATACCAGAATAACAACCTCTGGTTGCTTTTAATTGCTTGCTATTCTTACCAGTAACAGCTTTAAGCAATAGATTGTACACAGTCGGATAAGCCATTTTAGGCGCGTGTTCCCATGTCTTGATAGCTTCATTAAGCGTTTTTCGTTTAGGAGCTTCAAGAGAACGCTGTAACCTAATTTGAGTGAGTTCTTCTCGCATTCCAAAGAATGCCTTGACTAGGTTTTGTTTAAACACCCTAACTGGATTGGTATTATCTAGGTAAGTAACTAATAAAGTCGCCTGCTGTTCATTTAAGCGATAGATTTTTCTAGGTCGCCCACCTAAAGAACCTTTGTGGGGTTTATGGATTTCAAATGACAAAACCCCAAAGGCTTCTAAATCTTCTCTGTGCTTATCAATTAGCTTTCTCACTGAAATGTTATCAATTTCAGCATGTTCAGCTATGATGTCTTGTGTCGTATACGGCTCTTTCTTGCCGTCTAAATATACTAGATTCATGATGTTCCTCCTATTCTTCAACCGTTAGTAATTCATCTAGCGTAACACCCAAAAAGTTAGCAATCTTCAAAAGCGTTTCTACTTCGGGGTTCTTGGTACGTTCATAGTACAAAGCTGTTAGCGTTGTTTTTGATAAACCTGTAGCTTTTGCCACGTCAGCGATTTTTTTTCGCTTCTTGGCTAAAACAACTCTAAAATTATTTGTCATTTTCCGACCTCCTACAGACATATTTGTCACTTTATAAAATAATTATAATGACAATTATGTCACTTGTCAAGTTTTTTTGCCTATGTGTTGACATATTTGTCACTTTGATGATATATTTGTGGTGTAAAATAAGGAGCACCCAATATGTCTAATGTAAAAAATCGTTTAGCGGAACTTATAAGAAAAAGCAAGTTTACTAAAAAAGAACTTGCTCATGAAATAAAAGTGAATCCTAGGACAATTACTAGATGGGAACGGTCGGAAAGCCCAATCCCATCAGATAAAATAAAAATTCTAGCTGATTTATTAGATACAAACATAACTTATTTATTAGGCCAATCAGATTTTAATTTGAATGAAATTACCCATGTAGGTAAAGATTATTTTGGAGATGATATAAACATACTTCAAAGAGATAGATTAGAGTTTCTCAAAACTTTAAAAAATGAGATTGATACATTAAAAAATACTTCTATCAGCGCTCGTAACGAGGCTGAAAGTATAACTAATATAATACGTTCACTCAATTCATTAAAGCATGATGAATTATCTACTAAAATATATGAATATGCGTTAGATTTATATGATCTAGTATTGTATAGAGCAGTTTCAGAATATCAAGCAATAATAGAGAAAGAAAGAAATTATTAAAATTTACACGTACTCCCCCAACCGTCCACACTATACCCTAAAAGTATGGCGTGACTTGAAAACACCCCAAAACAGACATTACTATTAGTAAGGTCGTTTCAACCGTCCACATGCTAAGAAAAAAATATATCAACCTTTCCTTACTTTCCCTCACAAATTACGAATAAATAAGTATGATAGATTTAAATGACTTACACCAACAAGTAACCACTGGCAGAATTGCCAAAGACAATGTAAAAGCCATCATGAAAGATGGCCGTATCACTGATTATTATATAGATGGCGAACCACTACAAGCTAGTGAAACCATTGTTAACATGGATTTAATGACTTTATTAGCCAACGTATTTGAGATTTAACTTCAAGTTTTTTTAAAGCCCACGCGCCAGTATTTTCAAGGGTTTTATCTATATAAATAAAACCATGGTATCTGTATTTAAACGCTTTATACAAAGGAGAAAAATTTATGCCAAGAAAAGTAAATAAAGTAATTTATGTTCTATTAGCTCTGTTTTTAGGTGAATTTGGCTTACATAAATTTTATGCCGGTAAAACAGGAACAGGAATCCTATACCTTATTTTCTGTTGGACATTTATCCCTGGATTCATTGGAGTTGTTGAAGGAATCTTAGCAATCCTAAAACCAGCCGATCAAGATGGAAATTTCTATATATAAAGAATTATTATCTTCCACAGCTTTTACTGTATTCCGTATCTGAAAAAGATTCACGCTAATTCAGCAATCAAGCTGTTCTTGCTTTTGCTCATCTTGTAGGGTGGCGATAAGGTAGAGAGCTTCTGTTCCGATATTTCCCAACGTCGGGAAATTTGGTAATTCATGAGCTATTTTCATCATTCACTTTGCAAAAGTATAATCGATTTCCAACTTATGCAACTACTCCTCCAATAAAAGCAATGGCAGTTAGAAACGTTTGTCTCTTTAATGATGTGATAATTTAGTATTCTTATCTTCGGGGTGGGGGGTCGTGTGAGAAAAAAAGCAAATATTTGGACAGTTGACCCTTCCCACCGGTTTCAAAACTTGGATTGAACAACATTTTTTAATGATGGGGGGTAACCTTAAAGATACTAAATTAGAAAAAATTCTGAAAGCTTGTGGTTAAGCATTTAGGTAATGTTAAGGAACGCCAAGAGCGCTAAAAACTAGACTTTCTAACTATACCCTTTGACTTCTTTATCAAACAAAGCCATAATGGACATAGAAAAAGGAGATTGCGCAAACAATCTCCTGTGGTAACACCGTTTAAGACGGTAGTCTTACCGTATTTGTTTATATTTTTTATAAACCGTCCACGATTGGCTAAAGTGTGGGACGGTTTTTCTATTTGTTCTTGTTATTCATGATAGCTACTATCAGAGTACCAAAGGCAATCATTTTCAAGAGCTCGAATCTATGTAAACTTTGATCTAGTTTTTAGACATGCAAAACTTCTTCTGAAACTCTCTATACCTTACAAAACCAAACAAAAAAGACTTCACAAGTTTTTACGCTCGCAAGGTCTTAAAAGTCTAATATTATATCACAATTTTCTATTTGTAATATTTCGGATATTTACCCGATACCATTATTATACCATGATATAAACCTAAAATCCCTTTAATAATAGCTTGCCTGCTGATGGAAAGGTTTATGATCATGAAAATAACTGAAGTAAAAAAGAAAGATGGTACGGTAATTTATCGTGCCAGTATTTATCTTGGTACTGATAAAGTAACAGGTAAAAAAGTAACTACTAAAATAACAGGACGAACTAAGAAAGAAGTTAGAGAAAAAGCTAAGTACGAAGCTGTCGAGTTTATAAAAAATGGTTCTACTCGCTTCAAAGCTACTTCCGTAACAAATTATCAGGAACTTGCAACCTTATGGTGGGATAGTTACAAACATACCGTAAAATACAATACTCAGCTAGCTACTGAAAAGCTGTTAACCGTTCATATCATACCAATTTTTGGAGCGTATAAGCTTGATAAGTTAACGACACCACTTATACAGTCTATCATCAATAAACTAGCTGATAAAACTAATAAAGGAGAAAGAAAAGCTTACCTCCATTATGACAGAATACACGCGCTAAATAAACGTATACTACAGTATGGCGTTATCATGCAAGCTATACCATTCAACCCTGCGCGTGAGGTCATTCTCCCTCGCAACACTAAGAAAGCTAACACTAAAAGAGTAAAGCATTTCGAAAATGATGAACTCAGAACATTTTTCAACTACTTAAACAATCTAGATAAAAGTAAATACAGATACTTCTATGAAGTCACACTTTATAAGTTTTTATTAGCTACAGGTTGTCGCATTAATGAAGCGTTAGCTCTAAACTGGTCAGATATCGACTTGGATAATGCCGTTGTTCATGTCACAAAAACGCTAAATTACAAGCAAGAAATTAATAGTCCAAAGTCAAAGTCCAGCTATCGTGATATTGACATAGATAGTCAAACAGTTACAATGCTTAAGCAGTATAGACGACGACAGATTCAAGAAGCATGGAAGTTAGGGCGTTCAGAAACAGTGGTATTTTCTGATTTTATCCATAAGTACCCCAACAATAGAACCTTACAAACTCGATTAAGAACACATTTTAAAAGAGCAAATGTATCGAATATAGGCTTTCATGGTTTTCGTCACACTCACGCTAGTTTATTGCTGAACACAGGTATTCCCTACAAAGAACTCCAATATAGATTAGGGCATTCTACTCTATCTATGACTATGGATATTTATAGCCATTTATCAAAAGAGAATGCAAAAAAAGCTGTCTCATTCTTTGAAACAGCAATTAACTCAATATAG